CTTGCCGGATCCATCCGCGGCTTCCTCAGACAAGATTTCTGCTCTTGCCTGAGTGAAGCTTAGATGTTCTCTTAGATAGCGAGCCATATCTAACTATTACGCCTTAGGAAAAGGAGTTTTGGTGTTTACACCGCTGGCTTGTGCTGTCACAGGCTTAGGGGCTGCTGACAACTTTTTGTCACCACCTACGCTGTTTTGCACTTTGCCAATCAACTCACCAGCTTTAGGAGCTGGGCGACCTTCTGCTGTGTCACCTGTCATTTTTACAGGGTGTGCCATAGCACCTTTGGCGCCACTGTTGTTGGCGTTGGTGCTCTTGGTGTTTGTGCCTGCTGGCTCTGAAGTCACAGGAGCAGGAGCCTTGGCAAGGTTTACCGCCTCGTCTAGTTCCAGAGTCTCTTCTTCCTCTTCGCCTTCTTCACCGTCCATGTCAAATTCAGCTGTGGCTGTGTCATCTATTTCTAGATCGTCGCCGCCCATTTCGTCGCCTACGCTGTCGCCAGCTTCGTCGCCCATGAGTGCTTCAAATTCGGCCATGAGTTCGTCTAACTTATCTTCTAAATCAACCACGCGGTCTTCTAAGTCTTCTTCGCCTTCGCCTTCGGCCATTTCCATGCCTGCTTCTTCGGCTTCTACGTCGTCGATCAAATCATCAGAAGCATCGCCGCCCATGGTTTCGTCCATAACAGACTCATCCATTTCTTCATCTTCTTCCTCGTTCATCTTTTCTTTACGATCTTTTTTGTCGTCGTACTCGATGTCCTTGGTGACTTTTTCTCCGGCTTTTTCGGCTTTTTCGTCTTCGTCGTGTGTGCTTTCTTCGTCTAGTTCTTCCTCTTCATTCATGAGGTTTTCGTAGATTTCACGTGACTTTTCTACCACGATATCGTGGAAAAGTTCTTTGGCTTTCGCCTCTTCATCGTTGATCACATATTCGATCAACTGTTCAAATTTCGATGTCATATTTTCTCCTTCGTAGGTTATGGCTCGTCAGATATTTACTATCTGCAAGTAATATTGGTAGTTTTAAGGTGAAAAAGTGGGTGTTTTTGACTGTGATATGACAGCTATGTCATTACAGTGCAGGAGGTGCAGGTGGCGGTGCGTATTGTTTTTTGACCAGTTTGAGTTTTTCTTTGTATTCATAAGTTCTCACATCCTGCATCTGACGCAGTTTGTTGAGCTGGCGCAGAGTCAAGCGTGTTTTGCGCAAATTGTGTAGACGTGGCTGACTGTTGTCTTGGCTGACATCTTGGTAGGCCTCGGGTTCACGAGAATAAATTTCGTTCAATATCATGTGAGTATTTATTAAATGGTTGGAATCGGAGGAGCTCCTGCAGGGGCTGCGGTACCGGGTGCTGTAGTGGGTGCAGGCGGCACGCCTCCTTGGGGTGCACCAGTTTCGGCACCTATTTCTGCACCGGCTAGTTCTTGCCCCATGGCTATGTCCTGCTCCAATCCTGCAGGTGTCACACCGATGCTTCGCAGGTCCTGACCTTGTGTAGTAACCAGTTCGGGTTCGTCGCGTTCTTCACGCCACATCTGCTCGTTTTCTACAATTTCTTCTTTGGTCAATCCTAAGAAGCGTTCCATCATGAAACGTTTACTCATGTAAGGCAACTGTTCTAACTGCATGTAACTGGCAATACGACTGGTATCCAGCTCACTTTGTCTATAGCTGGCAAAGTTTTGTGGTGGGCACAACGTGAGCGAAAACAATCCAGCATCGATGTTAAATCCTCTCCATCGTAGGAACATCTTAAACTCGTCGTCTAGTTTCTGCATGATCAAGCGTTGCAGACGCTCGCAATACTGATTAAAGCGATATTCTTGTATAAGTGCTGTGCCTACACGACCGTCATTCATGGCTCGATCAGAATCGTCCGGACCTGTGGGCAAGTAGCTACTGGGCACACGCAAACCACGTGCCATTTTGTTGTTGAAGTATTTCAAATCATCAATTTCGCCCAGATTTGATCCGCCTGGCAAAGTGGTTACATCACTGCCGCGGCTGTCAGCTGTGACCGGAAAAAAGTAATCTTCATTGATTGAAAGTGGGTTGTAGCTGGCATCCATCATGTTACCCCCACCGCCGGTGGTAGTAGGAATTCTGCGTTGATGCATTTCGTTTTTGACACGTTCCACAAACTGCATGGCCATGTGACTAGGCATGTTGCCCACGTCAATCTTGAAAATCCTGCGCTCTGGAGCACGTTGCACACGATAGATCAACACTGAATCTTCTAGCAACTCTTTTTGCTTGTAGACTTTGAAAATGTTTTCCAAGATACTTTGTCCAAATGGCCAAAAGTAGTCTAGGCCTTCGTTGAGACTGAGATGCACTACGTGGCGTGCATCAATGCAGGTTTCGTTCATGGCCTGAGTAAAACGGCTCTGTCCTGCTCCGCCTGCTCCGCCATACCCACCGCCGTTGGGTGCGGTGTAGTTGTTCTGTCCAATACTGCCTGTGGCACGGCTCACATAGTAATCTTGTGTGGTCTTTTGTGCCACGCTCATGTTTTGAAAGTTGGGGTTGATGTCGCGTATAATATACTGCTCAGGACGCTTGCCTTCGCTCTCATTTACAATCACACGTGCCACCTTGACCATGTCCACCCAGTACATTTCAAAAGTTTCTGGGTCACGCACAAAAATCTGATCACCGTACTTGATGGCGTTGCGGAACAACTTGAAGATCCGTTGATCTAGCTTGTTGAGCTTGGTCCACTGTTGCAACTGTTTCTTGATGATATCAACCTCATGATCTGTGGGCTTGTCTGTAAACTCAATAGAAAAAGGTGTTTGGTTGTCTGGATTGGCCTGAGTAGAAAACTCAGCTATGATGTCCAAGCAGGCATTGACTTCTGAATCGCAGTCCATGTTTTCGTACTGATTATAGCGTTCAATACGATTAGGATGCCCCGAATAAACTTCGGGCAGTCGACTGGCATAGTTGCGGAATGCAAAGTCATTGCCTGTGCCACCATCGGCGTAGCCAGCACCGGTTTGCCGTGGATAGTTTGGTAAACCAAATTGATTCTGTCCTGAGATTGGACTCAGTTGTCCGCCAGTGTTGGCTACCTTGAAATATTTGCGCCAGCCACCATTTCTGCCGTTGCGTCCGTTGTTTGATTCCGCCATGATAGTATATTTAGTGATTTACGACTGTCGCTGCAAGATCTTTTCGGTAAGCGCAATCAGCCGTCTTTGCCCAGCATTGAGTTCAGCCAACTGTGTGGACAAATGGCCTGATGCTGTGGATGCGCTTTCTTTGTCAGCCTGTTGTTGCGCTTGTGCTTGTGTAGATGCTCCAGCCGATGAAGGTGCTTCTACCTTCATGGCTGTTTGATATCTTGAACTAGGCCCAGACAAGGCGGCTGCTACATCCTGTGCGCCAATCGTGGCTTTGTTTTGATTGTAGTTGTCATAGCGACCTCGGCCCGACATATCTTTAGGCAGACTAGCCCAGGTTCCTGCAAGATTACGCATGACTGTGGCTTGATCTTTTTTACCAAATCCGGCCTGATCTATCATCTGGCTGGCCAGCAAATCCTGTGTCTGTTGATCAAACTTGGTAGTGTTAGGATCTAGCCCGGCTTTCTTGACCTGTTCAGCCAAGGTATTGGCAATGAACTGATACTTGCCCACAGCAGTGCTGGCATGGCCGCGGGCAATCATGCCTTTTTGATATTCCTGTACTTGAGCAATGGTCATGTTGGTGAGATCAGCTTGCCCAGGAACATTGGATCCTTTTTTACCGTAGACCAAGGCATTGTAGTTGCCACCGCTTTCACCTTTGCCTATAAGATCTAGTATAGCTTTCTTGTCGCCGCCAGTGGGCGCAGCACCTTCTGTAGGTCGAGTTGGCACTGTGCCGCCAAGACCAAACTTTTTATTGATGAATCCAGTAACCTTGTCAAGACTTTCTGCAAATAACTTAACTGCGGGCACAGCAGCTTTGGACAGACTAAAACCTAGACTTTGCAAGTTTTTTGATGAGTTAGCAACCGCCAACTGTGCGTCAGTAAAATCTTCAGTGAGTTTGCCAGATGCTTCAGTAGTTTTAAGCTGAGCTTGCTCTACGTCAGCTATGCGTTCGGCCGCACTTTTGTTTTCTTTCTTGAGTATGGCCTGCTGGTCTAGAGCTTGTACTGTAAGTCCGCCAAGATCTTTGCCGTACTGTGCCAAAGTACCAAAGGTATCTGCTCCCTGTGACATAGCATCTTGTGTTTCTACTATGGCCTGGCTGGCTCTCTTTTGACCCGAGATGATGTCCTGTGTGTTTTGTCTTAGTGCGTCACCAGTAAACAAGTTAGCTTCGGCTGCTTCCTTGGTCAACGGAATGCCTGTGACCAATGCTCGAGCAGCATCGCCGGCAGCGCCGCCTAGACCGTCTACATACAATCTTAACTGATCGGCTTGCTCTTTTTGGCCGTTGGCTGTCATCTCGGCCAACTTGGCGCGGAATCTAGCATCCACCATGCTCTTCTGAGCTTCTCTTTGTTGTTGTTCTCGAGTCTGACCTGTGAGTCGAGCAATCTTGTCAACTTCAACAATGTAGTCTCGTGTTTTCTTGGTCAGTTCTTCGGTAGTGGATCCTTGAGTGATTCCATAGCGCGAAGCATCTGCTAGATATTGTGCTGTGGCATCGCCCACTGCATCCAGTCCAATGCCCAGTTTCAAAAACTTCCTTGCAGTATCGCCTGTGGTCAAACTGCCCGATACCTTGCTGAGTTCTTCGGCACCAGCTGCAGCCGAACCTGACAATGCTGATAGACCTAAAGTGTTGGCCTTGACTGCTTTGGTAAACGCCGGCAGGCTGTAGTTGCCCATTTGATTAAACTGACGCATGAGTCCATCTAGACCATCGGTGGCTACTGCACTGGCATCACCCAGTGTCTGATAGTTCTTGGCCATGATGTCTAGCTGATCCAGCACAAACTTAGCAGCTTCACCTACACCTTGTGCCAAAGCCTTGGCAGCGCCACCTACCAACGGTATGGCACTGGCCAGATTACCAATCATGCCGGTCAGGCCAGTGATACTAGACCCTAGACTTTTGAATGACCCTTCGCCTTCGGCCACAGTTCTGGCCATGCCGCCCATGGCCGAAGTAACACCCAATAGTTTTTTAGTGTAGCCTTCTAGAGCTTTGTTGGTATTCTGTGCAGTGCCGCCCAGTTTGGCCAGTGTTTCTGCACTGACTGTTCCGCCCTGGCGTAGTTGTTCCAAGGCTTCGGCAACGGCTCTGATTTCATTTTCATCCATGTTTGTGGGCCATAAGTAGTTTTAACTACATATTTATGGTGAAAAAATGTCCAATCCTTTAAGTCAGTACTTCCGACAACCCAGCATTTACATCAAACTACCCAGTGGCGGTCAAAACTATCCTGCAGGCACTCTAGACATGCCAGCTAATGGTGAACTTCCGGTTTATCCTATGACTGCCATAGATGAAATCACCTATCGCACCCCGGATGCGTTGTTCAATGGTCAGGCCACTGTCAGCGTGATACAGAGTTGTGTGCCGAACATACGCGACGGCTGGGCTATTCCTAGTATCGATTTGGATACTATTTTGATAGCCATACGCATAGCCAGTTACGGACATGACATGGAGTTTGCTACTACTTGTCCGGCCTGCAACGACACATCCGAACGCACCATTGATCTGCGCAACACTCTAGATGCCATGCGTGCTGCTGACTACTCGGCCAATATCACTCATGGAGATCTACAGATATTCTTCCGACCCCTGAGCTACAAAAATCTCACCGAAAACAGTCAGTTGCAGTACGAACAACAAAAACTGTTGCAGGTCATTCCTGACAGCACAGTATCCGAAGCAGACAAAATGATTGCTTTGAATCGAGCATTCAAACAACTAACCGAAATCACAGTCAAAAGCCTGGCCACCAGTATCACTGCCATCAAGACTCCGCAAGCTCTGGTATCTGAGCCCAAATACATAGAAGACTTTCTAAAAAACTGTGATCGAGATCTGTTCAATCAAGTTCGGGATCATGTATTAAAACTGCGTGAACAAAGCGAACTACAACCTCTCAAACTGTCTTGCCCGGCGTGTAAAAATCAATACGAACAGAACTTGACCTTGGATATGTCAAGTTTTTTCGCACCCGCCTCTTGATCTCGGATTCTGATCAGATTGGGCAAATTGTTGATCAGATGGAAAAAGAAAGCAACGACATCCGGCAAGAGGCTATCAAAGTAGCGTGGTACATGCGTGGTGGTATCAGTTACGAACATGCACTGCAACTCAGTCTGACAGAACGCACGGTGATCAGCACCTTGATCAAAGACAATCTTGAAACTACCAAGAAAACTGGTTTGCCATTCTTCTGATGCTAGATCTAGATACCGTCACTCGAGACATTGAATCATGGATAGAGAACTTTGTAGAAGTTCCGCATCCTGCCTTAGGCGGCTGGGCACCTTGCCCATATGCTAGAAAGGCCCGGCTGGATCGCGACTTTGAAATCAGGCTAGGATACCATGCCTTTGAGGATCTCATTGCCGTCAGCTATGGCACCTTGTCCAAAAGTGTGCTGATCTTTGTGTACGATCCTGCAGAGCATGCCTATGAAGAATTCCATCAGCAGATTGAATATGCCAATCTAAACTATTTGGTTCCTAAAAATCTCATTGCGCTAGAAGATCATCCTGCAGACCCAGAAATAGTCAACGGAGTGACCATGAATCATGGCACCTATGCCATGGCTTTGGTACAGAGCCTGAGTGATCTTGATGCCAAAGCACAGGCCGTGGCACGCAAAGGCTTCTATGATACCTGGCCCGAAGATTACCTAAAAGTGTTATTCCAACACAGAAAGGATCCGCGGCAATGACCTATCAGTTTGCTCGCATTGATCTTGCCAAGACTAACTACGAAGCCACTGTAGATTGGGGATATCTCATACCCACCGTTGAGCAGATGGATGAACTGGATGAGATCTACAGGACTTACTGTATCTACAAGCATTTTGCATCGGTTATGCCCATGTTCCGCAGTAGATACACAGATCCAATGACCGACGTCATTGGATATTTTGATCGCAATAAAATGGTAGCGTTTAGCCTGATCCGACGCTACGATGATCGCAATGCCGAATGCGCACAGTTTGCGTGGACCTATCACGACCCACGCTTGCGCCTAGGAATAGAAACGATGAAAACAGAGTGTGCTATCTATCGTGCTCGGGGCTTTGACTATCTCTACCTCGAGCAAGCACACCTGTACAAGAAAGAGATAGATGGATTCGAAATACTAGGACCAATGAGGTAAACATGGCAGACTTATACACAATATGGGCAAACAAAGAAGGTGACATATCAGACCTAGACTGGGTCAATGGTATGAAGAGTTTCTTTGATCACTTGAAATCAGAAGGCAAGATGGAGAGCTATCGTATCACTCGTTGTAAAATGGGTTTTCGTAGCATCGCCGACATGCCTGAATGGATGATCATCATGGAGTTTCGTGACATGGCACAAATGGATGCCGCTTTTCGCAGAGTAGCTCCACTGGAGGGCGAACTAGAAACCAAACATAAAAGTTTCAATCAGTTTGTAGCAGGCGACATACAACATGCCTTGTTTCGTGATTGGCCTGATCAGTTTTGATTGTTCAAGATCTCTAACGAGATCTGTTGATTCGCTTTGCTCATCAACTTTTGCTTTTCCGTATTATCCAGATTAAGTGGTCACAATTCACCGTATGCACGGTGAACAGTGAGATGCATTATCCGAGTAGCGCAGCCACTTCATTCTAATGAGATTGTGTATTCACTACACACGGAGGCGGTTGACCGGTACCCCCTACTCAAGCTTCACATATCAACGGAACCCTAGTGACCCGAGAAGAACCAAGTCCTATAAGCTGGGGTTGTATCTTTTTCACATAGCCCCAATCCTTTGCTGTCTTAAGTTAACAGTTGCCTTTGACACCCAAAATTTTCCAGACCGGGTATTTCACCGTTCTTCGATGGGGATCTAGTAACCTAGATCAAACAGAGTCATTTAACCGACGAATATGGCTACCATGCACACGCACTTGAATGTGTCCATTGTACCAGTCGTCACTTTCTAACACACGTCTTGAGAATTGTTCGCGAGCTTCGATGTAGCTACATTCGGCCTTGGACCTACAGTAATACAATATTTCGCGAGTAAAGTTGCCTGCGCCTAAGCGTTCGATGTCTTGATTTAGTTCTATGTTTGAACCGTAGTAAGTCTGCCAGTCTGATTCGATTTTGCCACGTATCTTTTTGCGCTTCTTGTTGCCGTTTTTGAGTTTTACTGTCTTGTATGTTGTCTTGCTAAATTTTGCTAGTTTTTTGCCAATGTACCGCCTGCCGGTTGTGTTATTTGTGATCAAATAAACAAAACCCACGCAATCTTCGGGTAAAGTCTCAATAGTTTTGCCTTCGAATAGCCATGACATGAGCTATTGTTTATCATAGTTATCTCGGAACTAGACAATTTCTACATCCGTATTATAACTGGTAAATCCGCCTTCCTTGACCACTTTGAGTATGTTTTCCACACGGCCAGCCAGTTCGTCTCTGTGCGACACCAGCCATATACTCTTATGTCGTTCACGACTCATGTGTTTGAGCAAGGCCAGACTGTTTTCTACACCCTGTGTGTCCAGTCCCGAGTCAATCATTTCATCTATAAACAACACATTGATGGGTTGATACAGGCTCTCAAACACATCGCGGAAGGCCCAGCTCATCGAAAGAATCAATCTGTTGCGTTCACCGCGACTGAGATTGTCAAAGTCCAGTTCGCGACCCAGCTCTTCAATGCTGACAGTGAGATCATTCTGGAATATCACAGTGTGTGGCAATCCGATACGATCCAAATAGTGCGTAAGGCGAGAGTTAAGATAGCTCAAATTCTGTTCTATGATTTTTTTGCGGATGAATGAATCTTTTGATGTCAGCAGTTTGAGCAGGAACTCTTGATGTTCTTGCAATCTAGTAAGTTCGTTTAGTGTGTCATAGCTCACCGTTTGTAGAGCTTGCCCGGACATTTCGTCGATCTGCTCACCATAAGGATCTGTCTCGGCCTGCTTTTCCTCTAGTTGCTTTTGCAAGGCTGTTAGGCTCGATCTGTGATGTATGGCGTCTTCTTCGTTGTCATAGAACACCGCCGGCGGCTTGCCTAGCACCCCCAGGGCGGCGTGGGCAACCTCGAGCTCTGAAACGAGCTGTGTATGTTCTTGGCTTGCTGTTCGAGCTGTTGCCAGATCTTTCTGCTTGCTCTCCAGGACCTGTTGGTGCTTCTGGTCATGGAAGGCCTGACCGCACGTATGGCAGGTATGGCTCTCGAGAGTCGAAATCTCCTCGACAAGTTTTTTAACGCTCTTGTTCTCCCGATCACGATCGATCCTCGCACGAGAGAGTTGCCCGGCCAAGTCATTGAGGTCTTTGCGTTTCTGATCCCACGTTTTGTGTGCTCGATGAGCCTGTATCTCTTGTTCGATATCAATCTTTTGGAGCTCTTCGAGAGCTTGTTGTAGTTTGGTGATTTCTTCTTCATGTTTGGTTACCCATAGCGTTTGTCTGCGGCGCAATGATTCGATCTGCTCTTCAATGCGTTTGTTGGCTTCTTGTACCGCACGTATGCGGAACTCTTCCTGTTGTATGCCTTCTTTGGTCTGCCGATTGTGTTCTTTGATACGATCAGCTCGCTCACTCAACAAGGTGATGCCCAGCAGTTGTTCGATGATGGTTCTCTGATCATTGGCCTTCAAACTTAGAAAAGGCTCAGTATAGGTGTTCAGGGCCAGGATGTGCTTGAACATGTCATGACTGAGGCCTAGCACCGATTCAATGGCTTCTTGTGTTTCTCTCGAATCTCCCTGCGCTTCATCGGTGATTTCTTGTTCTTGATTATTGACATAAAATCGCAACACATTGGGCTTGCGACCACGCTCGATGCGATATTCTTTTCCACTTACCACAAAATCCAAACTGACTAACATGTTCTTGTTGTTGGTTTTGTTGACTAAGTTGTCTTTGCGTATGTTTGACAGAGCCTGACCATAAAGGCTGTAACTGAGTGCATTGATTATGGTGGTCTTGCCTGTGCCATTACGACTACCGTCTCCTCCAAGATCTAGATTTTCACCTAGAACCAAGGTCAGGTCTCGTCGATCAAAATCTATGCCTTGAGTGTTGTTGCCCACACTCATGAAGTTTCGTACGGTGAGATTACGTATTTGTATCATGTTCTATAATGTATTGTGCCGCGGCACGATGCCCCGGTTCAAGCAGATGCCCAGTAGGACCACAGGCATATTGGTCAGACAACTTGGTTAACCACCAAGAATTCCAGCCCACGAAATGATCCTGGTCAATTTGGCTGACCAAGTCTTGTATTTCTTTGTGTTCTTGTTCCAGTTGATGGTCGTCCATTAGGTCAAAGCACAACAGTGATTTTACACTATCATTGAACTTTTGCCAAGGCACGGTCCACCGATCTATGAGATTGTTGGTGGCATTGAGCATGAGATATCGCTTGCCTTTTGATCTAAAAAAACACTGCAACAAAATGATGTTTTGCAACCAATGTTTGATGGCATACAGTTCATTGTGCCAAACAGCGTAGTGCAATTTTCCATAGGTTTGGAAGCCGGAATCATTGCCATACAACCGATGGTGAAGTTCGGGATTGAAGTTCACTTCGTGATTGTTGTCACTGCGGTATCTGGTAAATCTGTGAGTATAGGTCCATGCGATGTAAAACTTGTCATAGTGATCGATATTTTTGATCACTCGATATACGATACGATCATTGGTTCCGCCACTGACACTGTCATTCATGAATGTATATCCTAGAGTGGTAGCCAGTACTGCCGGCCAGGATTCGGTGGCAGGATTGTCAAGATCGTCGCCATAGGTATGGCTACATCCGTTGAAATACAGTTTCATAGGTTCTGATAAATCTTGAGCAACAGTTTGGGATCGTAAAATTCGCTTTCTATATTGGTCAGCTGGTCTGTGACGATCTGATCCACTGATTCAAACTTGACTTCGCCCGGTGCCATGTCGGCATCCACAGCGGTGCTCTTCACGGGTATCAAGGCCATTTCTCTTAGGCGGTAATCTTTGACAAAAGTATCTTTGATAAAGTTAGCTTCCTCGTAACTGATGTCAATGTCCAGCTCTACCCTTACATGCATGTTAGCAGCCAAGAGATCCGGTGCGTGATCTATGACCTGGCTCAGTTTCATCACTCGATACAAGGGTTGTCCAGGCCAGGCATGATATTGAGGCACACCGCCCCATGACATGATCATCATGCCACGATCCGAATCCCCGGCGTCAGCATAGTTGTGAGGAAAACAGTTGCCGATATAATGGATATTTTTCTTTTGTTGCCGCAAGTGGAAGTGGCCCGAGAACACACGTTCAAAGTTGCCAAAATGATCTACCTGGATCTCTCCGTGATCAGGCATTTCTACCATGGCATTCATTTTGAAGTGCGGCAGTTCAAAGTGGCCAAACATATATTGACCCTTTAACTTAGGGATCCTTTTGTGATCGTCGCCCACTAGCCAGGGCGCAATCACTACGTCGCCGTCCTGAAACCAATCATTGACGATCTGGATGTTGGGTATGTGCTTGGCCCATTCTGTGGAATAGATGTCGCGCTTGTCGCGATAATAAAGATCGTGATTACCCGGAATAAAGTAAAAGCGTTCAAACGCCGCCGATAACTTTTCCAGGCTACGCAGACTATATTGTAGCGTCTGCATGTTGATGGCCGCACGTTGATGGCTCCAGTCTCCCAAGAACATACCGGTTTCGCAACCGTTTTCTCGTGCGGTCTTGATGAACCAATCAATGAAATCACTGCAATCTTGATTATGTTGCAGACTGTTTGACTTCAGTCCAAAGTGGATATCTGTGCAAACAGCGACTTTTTGGAATAGACTCATTGAGTTAGTATACTATTCTTTGACACTGACCACAACCTCGCCGGGCACATGGTCTGGGTTCTTTTTGCCCGAGTTTTGACGGCTCCAACTAGGATTCAGTCCGGCTTGCTCCAAGAGATCATCTCTGATGTTTTGATTTTTCTTTTCTAGGTTCAAGATCCTAGTAAAACTGTTGGTAATGGCCGCGGTGTAGTAAGCGAACGGATTTTGACTCTTTGACTCATCAAACTGCAGACCAATCTGACTGAGTTGCAACAGGGCCTGTCCACGCATTTCCTCATTGTAGGTGTAACCTCGCCAGTTGCTTCGGGTGGCATATCGCTCACATAGCTTGATAAACATGGTGGCCAGAGTACGTGTGATGGCACCGTGATCTCGGCAGAACTCTCCGTGTTCAAGATCGCCTTTCCAGTGACTTTTTCCAACTATGTAGGGTTCTTTGTTGTCATCCAATCGGTAGTGATAAAACGGAGGAAAGTTCAGTCTCACGTGCTTAGGATCCAGTACAGGTTCATCCAACAGTTCGGCCAAAGGATCTTCCTCTTCTAGTAGATCCAGTTCAAATATGTCTTCGATCTTGCGTTTTTTTGCCTGTGTTTTGGTGACTTTTTTTGGAGCATAAGGTATGTGTTCCCAGCAAGTGATGCGGAACACTAGATCAGTGTTGGGTATCTTTTTGGGATCAACCGCAATGCCGCTTTCTCTTTTGATCCGGTCAGCACGATTACGTCGGGCCTCGGCAACAGTGCGCTGATTGATCTTTGACACCGTGGGCAAAATGATATCGTATTGGTGATCGTTGACAGGATCGAGAAAACTACAGTAGGTATTTTTGCTGAGATGTATTTGTTTTAGAATATCTCTGTTGTTGAGATAGTTTGTTTTTGCTGGTGTTCTACTAGCGGTGGTTGACACTGAAATCCTCCTGAGATGTTATTTATTGTAGCACGATTTTGGAGATTGTCAACCTGATTGTCATTATATGACCAGTTTATTTTTGCGGTAAATACGGTATAGGAAATCAAACATGGAAGACGAACCAATACCAGTTGACCCAGCCGTGGACCCAGAAGCAGGCCTCGGAGACGAACTGTCTGCTCCTGTTCCTGAAAGCGACATACAGTTTGAAGCCGAGCCCGTGCCAACGGACGAATCCAACGATGGCGATCTGGCAGTGGCCATAGATGATATACGTGTGGCTGCTGACCCGGTAACGCCCAGCCCTGCCAACGGTCAGGTAGCCTACGATGACGACGGAAATCTGTTGCCGGGCTACACACTGGACGAGGACAACAATCCGGTGTTTGTAGGTGGTGATTTTGTTGAGCCAGCTACATTGGCATCGGCCCAGGCCACCCGAGATGCCAGAGTTTCGGTAGGAGTAGGTCAAGCACGTAGCCAGCAAACCAATACCAATCTAGCACAGTTTCCAGTCAATACAGACTGGCGAGTGGTTTTGAGACTGGCTCCAGGCGCAACTTATCTATACAATGCACCTCAAGCCGGCATACTGCAACCATTGAAAACTACCAACGGAGTGATATTCCCTTACACCCCTAGCATTACCACGGCCTACAAGGCACAATACAGTGACTATAATCTCACACACTCCAACTATCGTGGTTATTTTTATCAGAACAGTTATACCGATCAGATCAACATCACTGCACCATTTACAGCCCAGAGCACCGCGGATGCGGCCTATGTGTTGGCCGTGATACATTTTTTCCGTTCAGTGACCAAGATGTTCTATGGCCAGGATGCACAGCGAGGATCACCTCCTCCACTGGTGTATCTCAGCGGACTGGGTGATTATCAGTTCAACAATCATCCTTGCGTGGTCAGCCAGTTTAACTATGTATTGCCGGCCGATGTGGATTATATCAGTTCCGGGTCGCCCAACAATCTTGGATTGAATCTACAACCTTTACAGAATCTCTACAGCACCACACTAAATGCCATATCACCCACGGTGAGTAGATTGGCAGCGGCCTTTCTACCTCGTGGTGCGGAAAACGAAGTGGCTGCTCCATTACAGGCCTTGTTGAATAATCCTACCTATGTGCCTAGCAAGATTGACATCCAGTTGACCTTGTTGCCAGTGCAGAGCCGTAGCCAGGTCAGCAAACAGTTCAGTCTTAAAAACTTTGCCAATGGTAACCTACTCAAAGGAGGATTTTGGTAATGGCCAATCAATACGGAGCCACTAGTCCCTATGCTCAGACCGGATACAGCCAGTTCTTCCTGGATGTCATGGTCAATAGACCCATACCCAAGGCTGCCGATGACATCCTGTTTACTATCAATACCACATTCCAGTATCGCCCGGATCTCCTGGCCTTTGACCTTTATGGTGACGCTGGGCTTTGGTGGGTTTTTTATCAACGTAATCCTAACACCTTGACTGCACCGCCCATGGACTTTGAGGCCGGTGCTGTGATATATCTTCCAAGACTCAGCACACTAAAAACTGTGCTAGGATTCTAACATGGCTGGCGAATTCATAAACACCTTACCGTCGTTGGTAACTGATGCGCTCACGCGAACCAGGACCATTGATGAATCTCAAAGCACACCCGGGCCTTTTGTAGGAACGCCGCCGTTCAACCCATCCGCGGACGATGCGCCCGGACAACCTGCTAATTCTCCTGGAGTAGGGGCCGGCACCAGTTCTGATGCCTATAACAGTCGCGGCAACGACGACAATCCCCCGGCCAGCAGAACCACCAATCAACAGGCCATTAATACAGCGTTTGGTAATCAAGCCATCACACCTAGACCCAATGAACTAGATCAATATGCCAGCTATACCTATGCCATTTCATGGTGGTTGCTCACTCCTGATCAATACAACAGCCTGAGCGCACAAGGTCGTCGCGCACCTGCACCGGGCACAGGCAACTGGACCCTGCTGGTTCAAAGCGGAGGTGCTCCTATATCCGGTCGCAATCAGGCTTTTCCTGATGATTTTTATTTTGATGATCTAGAAATCGAAAGTTTTCTCATGGGCAAGGGCACCGGCATGAGCAACAATGCCATGGAGATCAGATTCAAAGTGGTAGAACCTAATGGACTCACACTGTTACAGAGATTGTATGAAGCAGTAACCACGGCCTATAAAAATCAAACACGCCAGACACCTAACTATGCAGCGGCACAATACTGCTTGACCATAGAATTTTATGGTTATGACAGCCAAGGCAACCTTGTGGCACCTGCCAAAGCATCAGGAACATCTGCTGTGATCAAAAAATACTATCCGTTCTTGTTGAGAAACATCACTTTCCGTACTGTGGCCAACCAAGTAGAATACAATATCGTGGCCAGCCCTGTGCCCTACGACACAGGCACGGCACAGGCTCGAGGTACCATACCTTTTCAGATCGCCTTGGCCGGAACTACCGTGGCTCAGTTGTTGCAAGGTGGACCGTTGAAAGCCACCACACAACCTCAGGACGACGGAAGACAGTCTCAACCAGCACCGGCTGCTTCTGATCCTGTGGAAACCTTTTTGGATCGTGCCGCAGTGATCGAAAGCCGTAATGCTCAGGTCAATGATACCGGTAACTTTACCGGTGAAACCAGCAGTCCATTTACCGTGGTGGCTCCTTAATCATGGCCAGCCTCTTTGAGCTAGAGTTTGGCGGTGTCGATGCCCTGGGTAACGCCACAGGAGCAAGAGATTCCACAGGTGCCAATGAATCTGATTCTCCTGCCACTGCTCCTCCTAAAGCATCAGATGCACCCACTAAAGGTCAAAACAACATATTTCTAGGATTAGCCGATGCATTGAATAAGTTCCAAAAAGATAGAGAAAAAGACTATCCGGGCTACAAAGCCGATGAGTATGTGTTTGAATTCGCACCAGCATCTTTGGGTCAGGCCAAAGCGGTACCGCCAGCACAACCTGTGGATCGCAAAAATACTGCCGCTAAAAAAATCAAAACTGCCGCAGACAAACTAGATTCAGACACCGATTCAGTCAACGTCAACAGCCAGACTTGGCAAATCACCGCCGGCACACAGATCGTTCAATTCATCGATCAGGTTATGCGCAGCAGCACCTATATCACAGATCAACAAAAGGTCAACTTCAATGAAGAAGACGAGCAGACAAAAAATGCCAAATCTAATCCCGGCGGAGTCACCGCCTGGTACAAAATCAGCGTGGGTGCGCAACAGATAGGCTACTGTAACTATCGACGAGATCATGCCTATCGCATCACTTTTACCATCAGCACCTATGCTATCAATCAGATGTGCAGTATCTACTTCAATGACAGCAAATGGCGTGGTAGCCACAAGGCCTACAACTATTGGTTCACTGGTCTCAACACGCAGATACTCAGCTACGAACAAGATTACAACCAGGCCTACTATACCACAGTCACAGGCAACAGCAAAGGGCTGGCAGCACCTAAACCCACTGGCAGAGATCAGATGAAACAGGCCGTACAGGCCACCAGTGAAGTGCGTACTCAAGGGCAGGCTAACTATGTAAATGAACCCGCAGACAACGCCGCTGCATTCTTGTACAGCGTAGCTGATTTTGCCGAAGTACGCATGCGAATCCTGGGCGATCCGGCCTGGTTACAACAAGGAGAGGCTGCATTTGGAGTTAGTGCTAAGAACTTTGAGTTCAGCCCATTTAACTCTGATGGCACCATAAACTATGACAGTCAGCAGGTCACTTATACCGTGAGTTTCAGTCGGCCTACAGATTATGATTTCAACACCGGCGTGATGAATGTAAATTCAGCTGGCGCACCACAAGAAACATTCCGCTTTCAGGCCAAGACCTGTAAAAGCACTTTTAGCAAAGGACGTTTTGAACAAGAACTCATTGGTACTTTGATTCCGGCTACTACCAATGCTGCTCCGGCACCCAACAATCGACCTGGACAAGTATCAGCTGCTACAGATTCTCGTGTGTCGGGCACAACTGGCATAGATAGAATAACAGATGCGTCACTGGGCTATGAAGTTCGTGACGAAACCGGAGCACTGAGCAATCTCAGGCAGAATGAATACGGAGATTTGTATGATCCCACTGGTACACTAGGTGCTGAAGCCATACCTTCACCACAACCAGCACCACCACCAGAAGATCCTACCAGTTCCGGAGACATCAACTTTGAGACCAGCCCATCTGAACAAGAAGATGCTGGCATAGCGAGCGAACCACAATACATGGATAGGGAAACTTAATGGCAGGCGAGAATATACAACGCACTCGAGGACAACCAAAAAACTACAAAATGGATCGTGGCGGCATGCCCGCGGAAATGGGTCCATTTATTGGAGTGGTCAAAAACAACGTGGATCCTACTAGATCCGGACGATTACAAGTTTACATTGAATTGTTTGGTGGTCCTAATCCCGACGACCCTAGCGTGTGGCGCATGGTCAACTACTGCCCGCCATTCTATGGAGCTACTCCAGCCGGTGCTGCAGCTGGCACAGGCAAGTTTGAACAAGGCAACCCACAGAGTTACGGCATGTGGTTCACCCCACCGGACATTGGGGTCAGTGTGTTGTGTTTCTTTGTAGGGGGCGATCCCAGCCAAGGATACTACATAGGTTGTGTGCCCGAACAAGGTATCACACATATGATTCCGGCGGTGGGTGCGGTGGAAAAAGCCCAGGCACGCACACAGAATAATTCACAAGCCAGTTACTTTGCTGGAGCCGAACGCCTGCCGGTGACCGAGATCAACAACAACAACGATGCCATAGTCAACAATCCTAAATACTTTGATCAGCCCAAACCGGTGCACAGTTATGTGGCTGGTATCCTGTTTCAGCAAGGACTGATCAACGATCCTGTGCGCGGCACCATCGGCAGCACCAGTCAACGTGAAAGCCCTAGTGGTTGCTACGGAATCAGTACTCCGGGCCGCGCCATTTATCAAGGCGGCATTGGTGGCGGCGCCGAAGGCGATGCAGGCATTAACGAAGACGAACTGGCTTCTAAACCAGTAGCGGCCACGAAAGTGATTGCCCGTCGTGGCGGGCATACCTTGGTCATGGATGACGGAGATCTCAATGGAGTTGACAATCTGGTACGCATAAGAACCAGCCAAGGGCATCAGATCACCATGAGCGACGATGGCAATTGTTTTTACATCACACATGCTAATGGTCAGTCTTGGATTGAACTGGGCCAAGAAGGCACCATGGATGTGTTTACTACCAACAGTGTCAACATACGTACACAAGGCACTATAAATCTGCATGCCGACGAGGATATCAACATGTATGCTGGTGGCAAGTTTAATGTAAAAAGCATGAAAGGCACCACTTTACAAAGCAACAGTACCATGGTGTTCAGCAACAAAGCTGCCATGACCTTGTTCAGCGAAACTACCATCGGAATCAAAACTTCGGGTCCTTTGGCTCTCATGAGTCAACTAGGCAGTTGGGCCAACGAAGCAGGACTCAGTCTCAATGCCAGCGTGATACAACTACAAGGAGGGCCTAGCACCGAAGTTGAGACACCCAAGGGTCTGACCAAATATCTATTGCCCAGTGTAGATTTCGTAGCCAGTTCAGGATGGGTAGTGAATCCCACTGGCACAGAAAGCATTGTGACTCGCGCACCCACACACGAGCCTTATCCTTATCACAACGAAGGAGTGTCTACAACAGTCAAGTTGTCCAGCGCGGCACCTACTCCTCCTCCGGATGCTCCAGAGGTACCCGACGGAGTGTCTATCTATGCCACAGGATCGGGTAGCGAAGGAGAATAACAACCATGGGCCAGTTCAAATATTCTTTGCCATCTGGTAACAACTTTACCATGGAAGCACCTGCAGGCACTACATCTGCTGAAGCTGATTATATTTTTTACAGTCAAGTTGCTGCTGGTGCATTGGTAGGTCTTGAACCTGGACAAAGCATCAGTGGAGGTGCACTCAACAATGTCAAATTTGAACTCAGCCGCTTAGATCGTGGCATCGCCGGTGTAGAAGATACAGTGATTTTGGCCATTGTCAATGGATTGCCCACAGTGACTACCGGCATACCTAGTCTAGTAGATGTGGCACTGGAAAATCCCGTGACACAGGCCGATGTAGCAGCAATAACCGAGAGTGGATTCACCGCACCAGACATTGGATCTTTGACTTCTGATCAGGTCACAGCGATAATGGCACAAGTGGCCAACTCAGTGGATCAACCTTCCACAGTGATGACCAACGACAAAGGGGTGGGCAAGTACGGTTTATCTTGTCAACAGTTAGAAATGGCAGGATATGTCAAACCCGGTACCTGGCAGAGATTCATACAAAATGGTGGTAATCCTTTGGTTGACGTGCTGAGTGCTCCGGGAATATGGACCGGCCTTGGAGGTATTAACACAGCCTCTGAATTTCTTAACAACAGTGCGGTACAAAACACAGCACAGGCTCGATTG